GAATAACAGTATGACTTACCAAAATATTTTAGACGGGCGCAAGGAGTTTGTAGCATATTCATTACAGCCGTTTATTAGCGCTATTGAAAACCGTTTATCTATGGATGATATTACGGCTCACGGTAACGTAGTGCGCTTTGCACTAGATGAAACTTTTTTACGTGCCGATACTGCAGCGCGTTTAGATGCAATAGAGAAAATGCTTAACCTGGGTTTAATTGACTTAGAGCAAGCGCAAAGTATGGAACAGCTAAGCCCTAGTGGCCTTAATGAAGGGAACGAAATCCGTGATCTTAACGTTTAGTGGCAATATCGAGGCAGTAGATAGCGGCGAGCGCCGTATAATCTCAGGCAAAATTGCACCTTATGGTGAGGTAGGTTATACAAGCGCGGGCAAAGTAGTTTTTGCTGAAGGTTCAATTAGCGCAGCTGAGCCAAGTAAAGTAAAACTCCTAATGGCACACGATAACTCAGCCGTAGTGGGCCGTATGCAAAGTATGACCTCAGCTAAAGACGGCCTCTATGCAAGTTTTAAGGTAAGTGCATCCTCACGTGGATCAGATGCGATTTTGCTAGCCCAGGAACAACTTATGGACGGCTTATCCGTTGGTGTGGAAGTTACCGCATCAAAGCCCCAAAAGGATTACCTCCTGGTCACCGCTGCCACCTTACGCGAGGTGTCACTCGTTGAGAGCGCTGCCTTTGCAAGCGCTGCGGTGCAAAAAATTGCCGCAGCTGCAGAAAATATGCCAGTAGCCCCAGTAGAGGCTGCAAGTACTAAAGTTACAACAACGCACATAGTAACAACCGAGACAGAAACCGAAACCGAAAACCAACCCGAAAGCGAGGCCGCTGTGACTACAGCCCCCGAAGAAAACGCACCTGAGGCAGTAGATGCCACAGAGCAGGCTGCACCTACAGTAGAGGCAGCTCGTAAAATCATCCTACCAAGCGCACTTAACTCACAGCGTGTACGTACACCTATTGTAAATATGGGTTCATACACAGAGCATAAAATTAAAGCAGCATTAGGTAATGAAGAATCAAAGCTATATGTAACAGCTGCGGATGATTCATTTACAACTAACCCAGCATTTAACCCAACTCAGTACCTATCAGAGTTCCCAACTAACACACGTTTTGGCACACCTGCTATAGATGCTTGCTCACGCGGAGTATTGCCAGCCTCAGGTATGACTATCAACGTGCCATCACTTGTTACTTCTGCAGGTGGCGGTAACGGTGTAGCACCTGAAGTTACTGTAGAGGCCGAAGGCGGAGCAGTACAAAACACAGGTATGGAAACTTCTTACCTCACAGGTACAGTTGCTAAGTACTCAGGAATGAACACAATTAGCGTGGAGTTGCTAGAGCGCTCTGACCCTAACTTCTATGCAGAGCTAACTAACCAACTGCAAAATGCTTATTTAAAGCGTTTAGATCAGACTGTATTGGCTGCTCTTATCCAAGCTGGTCAGCAAGGTGCAACACAGGCAGCAACAAGCGCAGGCATTATTGCTTACGCCGCAGATGCAGCCTCTAAGGTTTACCAAGCCACTGGCTATTTTGCTACTAATTATGTAGCTAATCCTTCACAATGGCAGCTACTTATTGGCTCTACCGATTCAACTGGACGCCCTATCTATTCAGCCAGCCAACCAATGAACGCAGGCGGTCTAGTACAGCCTGGTTCAATTCGTGGCAACGTACTTGGACTTGATTTATACGTTGACAAAAACTTCACAGCTACTACAACGATTGACGATTCAGCACTAATCCTTGCACCTGAGGCTTTTACTGTTTACCAGTCACCACAGGCTTATATGTCAGTTAATGTTGTATCTAACCTACAGGTGCAGGTTGCTATCTATGGTTATATGGCAACTATCGCCAAGATGCCTAACGGTATCGTCCGATTTAACCTAACCTAAGAAAACCCACTAATAGTTTGGTAGGCCTCTTAGCCCTTTGAGGCTTACCAAACCTAAGTAAGATAGGAGTACATAAGTGCCAGCTACATACTGCACCGCCGCGACATTAAAAGCATCGTTGGGCGTTGGCACTTTGTACGATTCTTATACCTGGATAGAGGACACCTGCCAAGCTGCACAAGATCTAATAAACGGCTTTTTATGGTTTGACAGCGCGCCCGTAGTCGGTACCGCGTTGGTGTCTAATGTCGCTACCGTTATGGTTGCCAACCCTGGCATTTTTACTACGGGCCAATCAGTAACTATTGCTGGGGCTGGTTCAACCTTTAACGGTACTTACACAATCACAGGCACTATTCCCTTTAGCACAGGTACAGCTAATATCTTGCCTGCCTTTAATATGCAGCTTAATTATTGGCAATTCCCACAGGGCTATAGCTTTATCCAATATGCAAAAACTGCAGCTGACCAAAACTTTAGGCGCATCCTGCCTTATGGCACTATGACAGGTGACGATACAAAAACGGCTACCTACGCCAATACCCCAGCTATTAACGCTGCGGCGCTAATGCTGGCAGAAAATATCTGGACTTCACGGTTCAGTACACAAAACGGCGGCACTAGCTTAGACGGCTACAGCCCTAGCCCCTTTAAGATGTCCAATACGCTTATGGCATCCGTGCGTGGGCTTTTGGCCCCGTATCTTTCACCTGCGGGTATGGTCGGCTAATGCCTGCAGCTATAACTACCTTACGCAGCACAATAGCTGCAGCCCTGGCTAACCCAGGTGTATGGACGGTATTTAATTACCCGCCTAGCACAATGCAATCTAGCGCCGTGGTGGTGGCCCCTGCGGATCCATATATTACGCCGAGCAATAACTCTCAGGCAACTATCTCGCCTATGGCTAATTTTAAAATTATTATGACCGTGCCTATGTTTGATAATGCCTCAAACCTTATTGGCATAGAGGACACAATAGTAGCTGTGTTTACTAAACTAGCTAATAGCGCAATCGTATTTAATGTTACTGGCGTGAGCGCGCCTAGCGTACTAAGCGTTGCCGCAGGTGACTATCTAACGGCAGATTTACAAATATCCATACTAACGAGCTGGAGCTAATTAATGGCACTTACAGATGAAGAAAAAGCGTTTTTAATCAAAATTGGCCAAGAGCTGCCAGTAGAGGTTAAAGAGACAAAGACAAAAGATACATCTACCGAGAAAATAGGAGAATAGCCCAATGGCAATTTATCTATCCAATACCGTAGTGGCTACTCTTAACTCAGTAGTCCTATCAGATCACGTAACAAGCGCAACTATTAACCGCGCCTTTGACGAGCTAGAGGTAACAGCTATGGGCGATACAGCGCATAAGTTTGTTAAGGGCCTAGAGGCCAGCACTATCACTCTAGACTTTTTGAGCGATACAGCTGCAGCAAACGTAAACGCTACTTTGCAAGCTGCCTGGGGTACCACAGTACCGCTAACACTAAAGCAGACAAGCGCCGTAGTATCAGCAACTAACCCGCTATACAGCACTACTGTGCTAGTTAATAACACTACAGATATTAACGGCGCTGTTGCAGATATTGCTACTCAGAGCATTACTTTTACCTGTAACTCACCAATCGTAATTACAACTAGCTGAGAATAAAGAAAAGGGGCTAACACAATGGCAAAACTTAAAATAACAAGGGCAGACGGCAGCGTATCGGATCATCAGATTACGCCACGTATTGAGTACGCCTTTGAGTTATATGCAAAAAAAGGCTTTCACAAAGCCTTTAGGGATGATGAAAAGCAAAGCGATGTGTACTGGCTAGCCTGGGAGTGTTTACGCACAAGCGGGCAAACCGTACCGATATTTGGGGCAGAGTTTTTAGACACCTTAGCTAAGGTTGAGGTACTAGATGATGACCCTTTGGGGTAGTGGGGCGCGGTAGCTTTGGTTACCTCATAGCGCAGCTAGCCGTGGAAACGGGTATTGCGCCTCAGTACTTACTAGACCTGGATACGTATATGTTTAAGAATATGTTAAAAGTTTTAAGCGATAAAGCTAAGGAGCAGCAAAATGCCAGTAGAGGTAAGAGGCGCCCTTGAGCTACGCAAAGCTATTAAAAAGTTTAGCCCCGATCTAGCTAAAGAGACTCGCAAAGAATTAGCAAACCTTTTAGCCCCTATAGTTAAAACTGCTCGTGGCTTTGTTCCAAATACCGCGCCTTTATCGGGCTGGGCTAAAGCGCCTACAACTACTGGCAGATTCCCAATATGGAGCAGTAGTGCAGCTAAAGGCGGCATAGGCTATAAAACTTCACCTTCCAAACCCAACAGGGAAGGCTTTAGGGCTGTAGCTCGTATTGTGAACGCTAGCGCTGCAGGTGCAATTTATGAAACAGCAGGGCGCGTTAATCCTATGGGCCGAGATCAGGCAGGATTAAAACCTGTTGTATATCCTGGCCACGCAGATTTTGGCAAAATGGTGCGCTCAGGTAGCAAAAATGAAGGGCGCAGCGCAAACCCGTTTGCAGGTAAGCAGTTTGTAGATGCTATAAACGCGGACGGGCAGATAGTAGATGCCAATAACCAAACTGGCGCAGGGCGCCGTAGTCGCAAAATGCGAGGCCGAGCAATTTTTAGAGCCTGGGCTAATGACGGCGGCAAGACTAACGCAGCTGTAATTAAAGCTATAGAAAACTCTAAAATTAAGTTTTACAATTCTATGGGGGTTAAATAATGGCCGTTGATCCGTCCGTAGTAATAAATATAGCCGCCGAGTTCACAGGCAAAAAAGGCTTTAAGCAAGCTGAGACGGCTACCGACAAGCTCAGTAAATCGGTTAAAAGTCTAGCTAAGACCTTTGGCGTTGCTTTTGGTACGGCTGCGGTTATTGGCTATGCCAAAGCCTCAGTAAAAGCTGCAGCTGCAGACCAAAAGGCCCAGCAACAGTTAGCCCTGGCATTAAAAAACGTAGGCTTAGAGCGCGATGCCGCCTCAGCTGAAAGGTTTATACAACAGTTACAAAGTGAGTTTGGCGTTATAGATGATCTATTAAGGCCTGCTTATCAAAAGCTAGCGGTAGCAACTAAAAATACAGCCGAGACCCAGCGCCTATTAGGTATTGCCTTAGACATAAGCGCATCTACAGGTAAAGATTTAGACTCAGTTACAGGCGCTTTAAGTAAGGCGTACTTAGGCAATAACACAGCCTTAGGTAAATTAGGCGTAGGCATATCTAAAGCAGACCTTAAAACTAAATCTTTTAAGGAGATTACAGACGATTTAGCCGTAACCTTTAAGGGTTCAGCCAAAGCAGCCTCAGAGACTTATGCAGGATCTATAGCCAAACTAGGCGTAGCTGCAGCTAACGTGCAGGAGATTATTGGTACAGGCCTTATAGATGCCCTAAAAAATCTAGGCGATGATACAACCGTGGCAGACCTTGCTACCAATATGGAAAACTTAGCTATTTATACCGCTGACGTTATACGCGGGTTTGGCCTTATGGCAGGAGCCTTAAAAAAGATACCTGGGCTATCAGGATTAACAGGCGCTAGCGTAGTTCAAGCTATTCCAATTTTAGGTAGCTACATAACTTTACTTAATCAAGCTGGGGCACAAGCTAGACGAACAGCAGAGGTTGGCGCTCAAAAAAATCCTATCCAATCAGGCTCATATCTCAGTACGCAAAAGAAAATAACAGCCCTTACTAAAGAGCAGCAAAAAGCCCAGGCTAAAATCCTTGCAGATAAAAAGTCACAGGCAATTCTTGATAAGGCAAACCTGGCTTTAGCTAAGGGTAACGATGTCTTTAATATGGATGCTATCCAGCTAAACGCTGCGCTTATAGGCCAGGCTGAGGCGTTAGGTAAGGCAACTACTAGCGCACAGATCTTAGGCATAGCCAATGACGTACAGCGCCTAAAGGTTAAGCAGGATATAGCCGCGTTAGAGGATGCCATAGCCTCAAAAGATGATGCAGCTATAGTAAAGGCTACGGCCAAGTTAAACGAGGACTTAAAGATACTAGGCGCCTTACAGCGCCAAGATGCCAAGCTGTTAGACATAAACAGAGTTTTAGCGGGTATGAAGTCAACCGATCTAATCAACCTGGCTAACCTACAAGCGGCCCTAGACTTATTAGCTAAGTTTAAGTTCCCTACGTTGACGATGCCTAGTGTTGTTATGCCAGGTGGCCCAGCGTTACCAGGGCCAGGTGTAGGTGGCCGCGGTAAAGATGCAGGCCGTGGATCAACTTTTGGCCCTAATCCTTTAGATGATTTTCTTGATGCAGTAGAGGCAGAAACCGAGCGCGGCGGGCGCAGAGCAGGCGGCATAGGTGATACCAATTATGTGGCGCTACCACCTGGCTTTTCTAGCGTTGATGAATATCTCAAAGAAAGCAGAGGCAACAGAGGCGCGGGCGATGCTGGCACAGTTATAGTTAACGTAAATGCAGGTGCCGTAGGCGATGAGAATATAATTGTGGATGCCGTGCAAAACGCGCTTAATGAAATAGCACGTAGAGGCTACACAACTACCTACGCAGGGGCCATAGCAGTATGACAGTACCTA